CAATTATATCAGAAATTAAATAGTCCACCTAATAGTAAATTTATGATAGCACCTACGAACATAGTTCATAGTGTTTCAAATTTATTTATAACGGGTAGTCAGGGAAGCGGAAAGAGTGTATTTTGTAAAGATTATTTAAAAGTATTTTTAGATATCTATAAACAGGCACCAGTATTTTTAGTTTCTGAAGGCGAAAAGGATGAAGTATTAGACCCTTATATAACTAAAAGGATTAGCCCTAGTAGTATTATTGAAGAAGATTTAAAATTTTCAGATTTTCAAGATATAGCCGAAGAATATGAGGCAATAGCTATTATATTCGACGATATAGATGCTTTACCATCTGATAAAAAGAATGGATTTTTAAAAAAGAGAGTTTATGAACTAATGAACTCAATTATTAATAATAGTAGGAAATATAGAATTCATGTTTTATTTACTAGTCATAATGCTATGGAAGGTCAATATACTGGAACCATGATAAGAAGCTGTAGTAATTGGGTGCTATTCACAAATACAATTAATAAAAATATAGAAAGATGTGCCATTAATTATTTTGATTTTACTAAACCACAATTTAATAGATTAAAAGAATTAGCCGAGAAAGAAAATTCACACTGGATTAGTGTAGCTACAACAATACCAAAAATTATAATTACAGAACATAGTATTTTTAAATTAGAAGATTTATAATCTATACTAGGTATGCGGGTGAAAATCTTTTCTTATTTCAAACATAATCGATTTTCATACCCGCATTTTTAGTATATATATAAAATATATTATTAAAAATCTTATTTATATATAATGAATGAAAGTATATCAAATAGACAAATAAAAAACCTATTTAATAATCAATGTAATTGTATATCTTACGACGAATTACATAATTATAGATCATTAAAACAGTTGTTATATCCTTATGGATTTGCTATTGTATTATATATATGGGACGATATTCCTAATTATAATGGGCATTGGGTCTATATTGGATATGGTAAGAACAAAGACCAAGGAAAAATAATTTTATTTGACAGTTTAGGACACGACGACATAGATTTAAATAAAAAGGTAGATTATCCAACCTCTATAAGAACTCACCAAGATTACCCATATTTAAGTAAATTAATATTAGATAGTAAGAGCGATCTACTTTATAATCCAAATCAAATACAGCAGTCTAATAGTGCTGTTTGTGCTCGTTATTCTTGTTATTGTGCATTAAACTTAGATAAATTTAAAGATTTTGAAGAGTTTCTCAATTTATTTAATAAATCCAAACTCATAAACGATAAATTAATATTAAAATTAACCGAGCGTTATTTTTAAAAAGTATAAAAAAAATCTATACTATTATAATGTTTAATAAATTTGATTTTGCTAAAATTTATAAATTAACAAATGATACAACTAATAAAATATATATTGGTTCAACTTGTGAACGATATTTATGTAATAGAATGGCGAAACATAGAAATAATTATTTAAGATATACTAATAATAAAACACATAAAACAACAGCCTCAGAAATATTAAAATTAGATGGTATAACTAAAATAGAATTATTAGAAAATGTAATATGTACTAATTTACAAGAATTATGCAAGAGAGAACGATATTATATAGAATTAAATAAGGATATAGTAGTAAATAAAAATATTCCAACAAGAACAAGAAAAGAACGAGAGCAAATAAAAAAAATTAACAATAGTTTAAATTAATATATATTAAATTTTTCTAACTTTTAATATATATATGTCTGAAACAAATACACCTATTTATATAAATTTAGCCGTTAATACTGGTATTAATAGTAATGCTTCTCAGAATCTAGATAATAGTCCTGCTGAAATAAACTTCTCTAACGAGGATGTTATAGCGGTAGATCCAAGTCAATATTATTTAAGTTTAAATAGAGCATTATTAAACACAAGTCTAATACCAATGTATATTTTTCCTATTCAAAATGGTAAAACACAAACAGATATTAATTTAAGTCCTTTTAAAATTAGGTTTGAATATTATAACTCTTCAGGATTATTAATTTATGGTTTAACTAGTCCTATTATTTATAAATCTCAGGTATTAGATAAAAACCCTTTTCCTCCATCTCAAAATAATGGATTACAAGATTTTATAAATAGTCCATTATATTACTATGTTTATGATATTGATTGGATATTAAATATATTTAATACTAATATTAAATCAGTATTTGCTACATTTTGCACTAATTTACTTTCTTCTGGTGTTACAGTCAATAATACACAATTTCCATTTTATACCTATAGTAGTTCAACTCGTTTATTTAGTTTGAATTTTCCTATATCTTTATACGACCAAAATGCATTGCCTCAAATTAGTTTTTATATGGATTCTACTAGTGGCGATTTATTTGGTTGTCCTAGAAATATATATACTCAGGAGAAAGATACTAATTATTTAATGTTATGCTACGATGTATATAATAATACTGTAGATTATAATAATGAAAATTATTATACTATGACTGCTTCACAAAATCAATTTAATATTTGGTGTCCAGTTAAACGAATATTATTTAGTATTACTGATTTACCAGTAAGACTAGAGATAGAAAATTCATTTACTAATATAGCTTTTACTGCTCAGGATAATAATAGTTTAAGTTCTATCAATAGACCTAATTTAAATATATTCTTCGATCTAAGTGTAAACCAAGATGAATGGGCACTAAATAGAAATGTAGTTCAGTATGCCGTTAGTTCTATTGCTGAAAGTCGTTTAGTTAATTTGGGAAGTGGTTCATATATTAGAAACTTTACAATTAATATTTTTTGGACTGATACTTTTGGTAATTATAGACCATTACTAGCCTCTCCAAATTCTCAAAATAATCTAAAATTAGTTTTATACTCTAAAAAGACTATGCTAGTATAAAATATATAAGATTTTTTAGGATTTAGTTTTTTATTTAATTATAAAATTTCTCTTTTATAATTATATATATAAATGTCTCAAATGCCTTTAGCAACTGTTATAGAGCCCGTTCTCGATTTTACATCTAAGGAAAGTTATTTAGTCCATAGTAATAAAGCGGATGCAGGTTTCCAGAATCAAATTCCTATTAACTCTTATTCTGGTTCTCTTATTAGTGTTAAATTAAATCTTAGTAATGCTTTAGCTCAAGTATTGGATAGAATTATAACTATGGATTGTCAGGTGCAATATCAAGTTTCAGGATCTCGTCTTAATGCTTCTGCTAATACTCCTCTTCTTTGCGATAATGAGTTCGGCGTAAAATCTAATGCCTTTCAGAAAGCTTGTTCAATTACAACTATTTTAATGGGTTCCGCTTCTTCTTATTCTTTTGATACTCAAAATGGTATTATAGTCTCTGCTCTTGAAGCAAGTTGCCCAATGATGCCATATAATAGACAATTACAGTCCATCGATAATACTATGATAGATAATGTAATGAATTTTGACGATGTTCTCTATACTAATAGAAGTGTTTTAGGTTTGTATAGTAGTAATACTGGTTGCGAACTTGGTAGAGCTTCCTACGATATTGAAATCCTTACTAATACTCCTACCTCTGCTACTTTTAACGTAAATTATAGATTTTATGTAGCAGTAGCACCTTTGATATCTACTATTCATGTCAATTCTAATGAAATTGGTTTTACTCATATCGATAGTTTAAATCTAAACTTCCAATTAGGAAACTTGGCAACTAGAACTCTAAGTTTTGCCAGAAATACTAATAATGGTATTCTTAAAATAGATAATATTAATGCTTTGTTCGGACCAAATTTCCCAGTTAGACAGCCTACAGTTCAATTTACAACCTATAACATTATGAAAGAGTTCGTTTTGCCTAGCGAAGTAATGTACCCCCTTGCATCATTAGATCGTTACTCGACATTAGTAAGTATCCCTAGAGGAACTTCTGCTATTGTTAGTACTCCTGTTGTTAGTTTGAATAGTGTTCCTTCTTATGTTCTTTTGTTTGCTTGTTATCCTACCAATTTATACAATTCTCAAAATATTACAGTTCCTAATGACCCTAATCCTGTCCATGCTACTCAGTTAACTGATACATTTTGCCCTATATCTGCTGTTCAGGCTCAAGTTAACGGAGTTCAATTGCTATCTAATTCTACATCTGAAACTCTCTACCGTCAATATTTACAAAATGGAGGCAATAAGACCTATCAAGAATTTAGAGGAACTAAACTCATTAAAACTCTTTTGGATCCTAG